GCAACTTGGAGAGAACTTCATAGTAGGTGAGTCCGTCCCCATAGGTGAACGGTGTCACATTATTAATGTTGACGGTGTTAATGAGGTAGTTTGCCTCCTCCATTCTCTTGTAGATCTGTAGCCAGCGGCGAGGCTTGTCGGCAATAGGCATTTTTACTCCTAGTACATTCCATAGTTGAGGTAGTGGCGAGTGCGGGGCTGGGCATTGTCCCACACGCCCATAAACAGGTCGGACAGTTCTGCGATAACGAAGTCGTCCACGTTTACGAGAGTGTTTCGATAGCGAGCGATCTGCTCGCCCTTGCCCATATTGTAGCCTGTGGAAAGGGAGTGCTGGTTGTTCCGGTAGTCGTTGGTCCCAGTGCTGCTCGACGTCGAGGTCGACGTGTTCGTGCTCTTGCCCTTGGTGGACGCGTCACTGATGGACGTCGCATAGTCCCCATCCCCTGCCAGGCGACTCTGAGGAGTGTCGGACCCCACTGTGCGGCCTGTGGAGTTGGAAGTGCCGGATCCGTTGCTGTCCTGTCGGTTCGTCCCACTGTTCTGCGACCTTCCGTCCTGAGAGGTCTCATTGACGCGGCGCCCGCCATCTAGTGGATCGTTGTTGAGGAGTTCGGCCTCATACATTCGATTGTATCGGGGCATGATGCGTTCCATCTTCAACTTGAGTCGCCAAATGAAAATATCGGGCGTCTCGTGCGCGATTTCCTGGAGCCAGTATTCGCGTTTAATTCGGTCATTGAGGATTTTGCGATAGTCCTCGTTAAAAATGGGGTAGTCGTCAAGGCCGATATGGTCTCCTGTCACCTTGACAACATCCTTAAGACGCATTGTGAATTGCGCGGGCATTATTCCTCACCCTCCGTATCGTAGGTGGTCAGATTTTGCACAGCCAGGTAGTCCTCCATGTTCGGAGCAGCATTGTCGTCGACCGCCCACTCACACGAGATCTGTAGCCCGAATTTCTCGTTGATCTGCTCGCACGCAAGTTGGCGGGGCTTCATGAATGACTCGCGTGACGCCAGGACCTGACCCGAGTTTCCTGCAGCCTCCTCGACAACCATGCGCTCGCGCTTCTCGCTGTTCACATTCATGATCCCGAGCATTGTCAGGGCCTCACCCCAGATCTTGGCCTTAGACTCCATGTGCTTAATGCTAGAGACGGCGCCCGCACCAGCATTCTGGTTCAGCGGAAAAACACCGATCATGCTAGCAAGGTTATCAACAGCCAAATTTTCAGTGCCCCAAACCACAGGTTCACCATCATAAATCTTACTAATCAAATTCTGAACAGTAAGACGTTGATCTTGAGAACAGGCAACAATCATGGGATTGCGCTCATTTAATAGATCAATCTCGATAGTGCGATCAATCTGCGCAAGGCGCGCGGCGTAGGAGAGCACAACGTCGATTTCAGGCACTCTAACCTGATTACCCCAAATACAGACAGACTCGCTGGCGGGGATGTCACGGGAGTAGACACCATTTCGCGTCACTCTGTATCCAGTGGGATTGTCCTGGATGTCCAGGGGCCCCGAGATGGTTGCAGGCATCGCCATAAACATCTCAAAGAACGAGTCGTAGTAGAATACGCTGTATCCATTATTGAAGATGGTAGTCTCGATAAAACGAGGATCAATTCCGTTGGGAAGCCCTTCCCAAGTGAACCTAGAAATACACTTCCCCATCAATTGGCGTCTGTACATAAACTCCAACGCCGCCTGCCGATTCTCTGACGTCGATGGCTTCGCAGCCATCACCTCACGATAAATGGTGTTCTTAACATAGTCTCTTTTAGGCAATCAAACTCACCTGATTCGTCTTGTCGATCCGATTGTTCCTGATATTAATTGTACCAATCCGCTGGGGCGAGCGCCACAAAGTCACACCCTTTTCAAAGATGCCCCGCACAGTCCCCTTGAAGGTCTCAGGAATATCCGCCCGCTCCAAGTAGCACTCGGCCAGTTTCCAATACGTGAACTCACTCATCAAGGAAAGACGGCTGGGCATCTTAATCCACGTGTTCATCGCGTAACCGTAGCGCAGCCAGTAGTCGCCAACACGGCGAATGGCTGCGTCGGAAAGCAGTCGCACGCGACAGTCGATCACCAGCCCATTGGACACCATCGCAGCCACAGTGCCCGCCGTCTGCCCAATAACAGCGGGCGGAATAACCTGCATATCCTGCTGCTGCCCGTTGATACTGGCGATCGCCGCCTCATAGTCCCCGTTAGCAGCGAACTGGGCAAGGTCATAGTTTGTGTCCCGAACCGCGCGCTGCTGCGTCTGGGAGATCTGTGAGGCGCCACTGGCCAACTGGTTCTGGATGTTCGCCGTCGACTGCGCCTGCGAGTTCTGAATCATCGCGCTGATTCCCGCTGTAGCCGCCTGACCAATGCCCGCACCCACAGCCTGACCGTTGAGTCCAATAGCACCTCCAAGAGCAGTCATTCCACCCTGCACAGCCTGGACAGTGGCCCTCATGTTATTGTAACGAGACTGCGAGTCGGCCATTGCGGAATTACCCCACATCGAGTTCTCAGCACCCGCCTGGGTTGCAGCAATCCCTGCGTTAGCAATGTCGCGAGACGCCACGGCACTGCGCTGGGCACGACGCTGCTGCCACTTGGCAGAATTGATCTGTGCAGCAATCGTGTGGGCGTTTGAGGCCAAATTATTGAGTCCCGAGTTGTTGAGCACTGAGAACGTGGGGAGTGAGGTGTATCCGGTAACCAGGTCCCATTCCTCGCCGTACTCATCCTCCTCGCGAGTGTTTGGACCGACAAGACGCTTAGAGGCCCATTTGTTGTTGTAGTCCTTAATTGTGAACATTAATTGGGGGTTAGGCGGAACAACATGCCCATACTGCAGGAGCCCAATACCCGTAGTCATAACTGACTCCGGGCGAAGTTCCACAGGATTTCCCGTGTAAGTCGTGAGCTCAAGGATACAGTAGGGTGCGGTCATGAACTTGCGAAGTTCTTGATACGCCTTCGGTAGCATGCTCATAACCTCCTTTCGGAAGTCATGATTAGTCAACGGAAAAGCGCGGTTTACATAGACGTCACCAGTGCCGACCTTGTACCAACTCACACTCCCGATTCGCGTCGCATTTTCGGAATTCTTAGACACCACACCCTTCGGCACGATAGTCACAGAGCCAATACCCTGAGCGACCCACGGATATGCAGAGAGCGCTGAAAGCCCTTCGAGATAGTCGTTGCGCGACGTGACCCACACGCTGGCCGAGTTGGGGAGACCCTCGGCCTTTGACCCGTTAGCCATCTTGAACCTGGGGCTCGCAAGGTTCCCCCACTCTGCTGCAAGGTCAATGGTGCTGGTAATAACGACGTCATAATCGCCGTTGAAAACATCGGCAATCACGCGTCGGTATGAGCGAATGACTTGATGTTCGCCGCCTAAATCGAGGCCCTCGGGCTGGGCGAGCCATTCGCGCCCGTTTTCGTTGAAACTGTCAATGGCGGCGATCCCCATGTGCCCCCGTTCAAGGTAGCAGCGCCCAAACTTGACGCGCTGATAGTATGTCGACCAAACGTCAAGTTGGAGAGTTAGTTGAGTAGTATTGGGTGCTACGTAGTCCACACTGGTGATGAAGTAGAAGAATGCGTGGGGTGTGTAGCCTTCAAAATTCTTTGAGTCGATGGGGCGACCGGGGTTCTCAACCATTACATAGTTGTACTGGTTTGCCTTAGTGAAAGGTGTGGGGATACGAATCGGCTTGCCCTGGGCAAGGTACGTTAGTTGATTTATCTCTACCTTGTTAACTTTATTGAATGACTTAACGTACTGATAGGGTGTCCAGCCGTAAGAGTCCCAATCAATAATGTCGCGATAAGTATTATCAAACGGAACATTGCACATGGTAATGACGCTGCCTGCGGACCACACTGAGTAATCAAACGACAATCCCGCGGTAGTCTCTGGCGGGTCACCATAAATCTGTGTCATATCTCCTCCATTAACAGTAAAGCCCCCACCATTCCGGAGGATAGTGGGGGCGGTTACTGACTCAGTATATCATGCCTGAATCTGGATTGAAATCTCCTTCTTGACAGGCTTAGTGCCGCCAGGAGCAGACTTCGTGTCAACAGAGACCCCGAGCGTCGGGTATCCATTCTTCTCATCTGGCCCGATGGTCAGGACGCCGTCGTTAGAGATCTTCGTAGCCTTACTGGTCGCATTCTTGACGTACCAATCAGTGGCGTATCCCTTGTTCGCGGGCGGGGTCTTCCAGACAATCTTCGCCTGCCGGACGGCGCCCGGCTTCATCACACTACTATGAGTACCATCCTGGTTGAGCGTCTGAATCGTGTCGATCTCAGCGTTCGTCTCATCGGCTGGAACAATGATCTTCGTGGACTCCTTCGTCCCAAACGCAATCGCGGGAGTAAACGGAGAAGCCGAAATCAATGACCAGTGATGCAGCCAGTAGTTGTCATAAAGCCCTTCGGGATTCTGAATAGAACGGTTCTCCAGGAGGACATCCTTGATCAGCAGGAACTCTCGCGTAGTCAAGATAGCACTAATGTCCTTGAGCCCAAGAGCCTCATTCGGAACAGTGATGATATGCGACGGAGCCTCCGCGTCCTGAC